ATCTTTTTGTGTATGCGAACACCACTATCGTTATACCCACGGTATAGGATAGAGTTGCCGTACTTCTGAACGGATGTATAAAAACTCATCAATGCCTCATAATATAATGTTTATAAAGTGACTCTAACATAGTTAGAGTGAAGAGTCAAGCACTATTATTATAGTCCTAAACTCCACATCCATATTGGTATTAATATGAAATGTAAGAACACACAAACAAATAGCATTAGGTATACTGTGCGCTTCTGTGGGTTCACTATTTTGTGCCTATTCCTGATGGTGAATATTGATCTCCATTATAAGCTGGATATTGACCATCTTCTACACCACTGTTGCATCCCACAACAACAACTAACAAAAAGAGCGCACTGTAAAGCGCCACTCTTTTTGACCAGAGCATAAAACCTTCAAAGGTTTTTTCTGCTTCTATTTGCGCTGCCTCACGTGGTTGCACTATAAAATAAGCCCCTTTTCTTTAGTAATGACCTTACTAAACATTTTTTGATACTCTTGTCGAATTTGCTCTCCAAGATCAACCATAAACATCACATTATCATCATCTATGGCTATACCATCACTCAAGTCGCAATGACCAAGATACGGACCAATCCCCATTTGATTTGGAGCAACCATCCCAATTTGAGCAACATCCTTTAAAAGTATTACATTTTCAGAAGTTGTTACATCTGCAACAAGTTCGTCACCGCTTCTTAACTTCAACATTTTAATCACTGTATTATCAATCCTTTTTAGACACAAAAGAGTACATCTCTTTTGCCTTTTCCATTAAATCTTCCATAGAATACATTTGGCTGGCTTTCTGCCATTCTTCCATTTGTAGCTTACCTTGATCATACATCTTCTTTGAGAACTCAAGATTTTGATACTGTTGTTGATCCATATACTCTTTTGCAAGTTGAAGCATATCAGAACGAATTTCGAATGGATTTTTACTCATCATTTTACACCCTTTGCTATCGCTGTACCCGCAACATTAGCGAACTCATTACTAGATTTCATAGCTACTTTTGTAAATGAAGTTTGCGCTTCAATGAAGTTGTATAGAGGTTTACTCATTTCTTCATCTTTGACCCAAGTATCCACCCAAGTCTTTTTAGCATTTTGGATCGTATCGACCCACATATCTGTCATATATTCTGTTGAAAACATTTTCTTTCTCCGTTATGTGTAATGTGTTGTATTATCCGCCCGGAACGAATTCCTTTGGAGTATACCATACCTTTTGGTGATGTATACGTCCAAGCAGTTCTTGTATCTCGTGCATTTCTTCTTTTAGCTTTTCAGATACATCACCTTGAGCAATGGCTAATCCTCTACGGCCAGCTTTTGCTCTTAGTGCTTGTTCGATGACTTCGATGTCTCTTATTGTCAATTCAAACTGTTTGTTTGGTTTCATTTACTTTAGCATCCTTGCACAAGTAAAGAAGCTGTTTTCTTCTAAACAATCACTCCATTGATAATATGTAAGTGCAACAACACCTACAATTAAAACAGTTCCTAACAATATTGTTCCATTAATTTTTAACCAGCTCATCTTGGTGCAAACTCCTGTGTGTGTGAAAGAGGGGCTAACCATATGGCCCCTCACGTGCTTATTTAGTAGCAACCCTATTCGGTTAGCAGTTCCTTTTCTCCAATTTTAGAAATTGCAATCTTACGAGGTTTCTTCTCATCAGGGATTACGTTCTCTAAATGAATATTTAGAATGCCGTTTTTAAGTTCAGCGTCTTTAACTACGATAGTATCTGCTAAAGTAAATGTACGCTTAAATGATCTTGAACTAATGCCTTTATGTAGGTATTCAGTGTCAGATATATCTCTGCTACCTTTAACGGTCATTACACCATCTTCAAGAGTAATATCTAGATCATCTTCGGTAAATCCTGCGATTGCGAGTTCTACTAGATACTCACTATCTCCTGATTTAATAATGTTGTATGGGGGGTAGTTCGTCTTATGTTGATCTAAACTATTTAATGTGTGCATACGATCAAAAATTCGATCAAAACCTACAAATAGTGGATCATTCGCTAATGCGCTTGTTAATGTCATCTTTTATCTCCTTTATAAGCAAGATGTTTGTGTTGGACCCCATATGGGCATCCACATACTATATATAACATTTCTACAGTGAAATGTCAAGTGTTTTAAAAAATTAATGACTATTTTTTTTAGTATTAGATTGAAAGGGCGTAAACCTAGTACCATTAGTCACCATACAAGCAACTCTGTTTGGATATAAAGCAACCATTGTCCAAGTCCCTGTATCTTGATTAACAGTAAACACGAACTCAGCGTTTACTAGTTGTCCAGATATATGTTTAAGAATTGCATTACCCTGAAACAAAACTGTTTCATCATACTTATCAGTTTGCTGTTTTAAGGTTTTGTAGTCAGCACAAGGCTGAACAGAATGAAAGGTAGGAAACTCTTGACCAAAAGCTGTATTTGATACTAATAGTGCACTTGTTAATAATAGTTTCTTAAACATATTTATTCTCCTTACACGCCTGTGCTACCAAACCCACCTTCTCTGTCAGTTTTTGGTTCAGGCTCTCTATCAGCAATCACAAATTCAACTTGTTCACTCTTTACTACTTCACCTTGAGCAATACGATCACCATTTTTAATGTGAAACAGTTCATCAGAAATGTTATGCAGCATAATATACGTTTGATTAACATAGTCTGCATCAACAATACCTTCACAGTTAGCTACTACAATACCGTTCTTTAGAGATAGTCCTGATCTTGGGTGAATGCGAAGACTCGCATCTTTATCTAGATCAAAGATTAATCCAGTGGGAACTAAAGCACGTTCACCGCTATACAAGACAAAAGATTCACAGTCATCAATATTACGATTAGCTGAGTGATTCTGCTGACCATACACTTTAACTTTGTCTCCACGCCGCAAACTAGCTTTTAAATCAAAACAAGCCGCCCACTTACTACCGTATTCTGGTAGATGTGCTTCATCCCAAAGTTTCCAAATAAGAAGTTCTCTTTTCAGTCTTCCTGAACCTAAAGGAACTTCTGCCCACTTAGCCATAATATATTACCTCTTTTTTCCAATACTGTATTTTGCCACTAGTTCCCATTCATCCTTTTCCTTATAAGGTAAAACCTTGATTTGGGAAAGTGGAGCTATGGGATGTTCGATTTGCTCTGCTTTTGTCGCTTTAATCAAACCCCATTCTTCAATAAGGTTTACAATAGTATTTCTACGACCTAAATCTTCTTCAGAAAAGTTATTAACCTTTCCATCAAGCATAAACAACTCCTTGAAATGAAGGATTGCGTACCTACCTTGTTTGTGAAGTATATGACAAGATTGAAATAGTTTCTTGTCTTTACGAGAAGCCACTCCAAT